AACGTGTATGGCAGATAAACGCTATTCGATAACCCTTTTCTGGACAGCCTTGAAATAATCGACGTAGAGGATTGTAATGGCCGCAGATCCGGCTAAAAGGCCGAATCCAATGGACAGGTTTTCGTCGTTGGGAATATTCTCTGTTATTGTTCCCATGGCCGAGCAAACCTGGGGTTCGTCACCGTCTGTGAATACAAACCAGCGCAGGGTGTCGTTTCCGTCATAATGGAATCCGACCCGAATCCAGCCGAGGTTTGTGAGGTCGATGCCCGTATCTACGTTGGTGCCTACGCTGTTCTTTACGCTTCTGAAATCAAGGTTTGCATCCCCATCATCTGTGTGAAAAACGGCATAATCGGTTGGGGTTGTGAACCAAGTATTACCGATAATAAGGCCAAACCAGAAATCGCTTTGAATGGCGAGATTTAGTTTAAACCTCATTTCTGCATAAAACGGATTTCCGTCCTGCAGCAAAAATGTCTCTCCGGTTCTCACCAGCTCATCTCCATCGTTTTCTGTGGCTGCGGTAGTAAGGGACAAAACGCCATTGGGTATATCTTCCAATGCTTCCGTTGCGCCTGCTCCAGCGGCGGTAATTGTCCATTGACTGGCCAGATAGGTATCGAAGTCGTCCTCGTCCCTGTGGGCATCTACGATGCCGAAATTCCTGTACCAATCCCACTTGTCGTGGTTAATGTGGTAATTCAGAAATTCGATATCTCGAATGAAAAGTTCCGGCTGGTGTGTCCCAGCATCGGCTTGCGGAAATTCATATTGTGGACTCATGTGTTTCCTCCAAAATTTTGATTAGGTCAACCTTTTTCAAAAAAAAGGCGTTTTTAATTCCGATTTTGCTGGCGATGTTTCGGAGCTGGTTGATGGGATACATGGCGTATACTATTGCTGGAATTGCGATATCCTTTTCGACTATCTCTACGCAAAGCTCGGGATATTGCTGTAGCTCTTCAATCGCTTTTCTGTCTTTGAGGTCATAATACTGGCCCTTGGGGATTCTCAAATCGCCTATGCAGGTCGGATAAACGCGGCGGTGACCGTTGTTAATTATTCGTGCTAACATTTAATCGGATCTCTTCCCTTTAGCAGCGGTGCGTCATGCAGCGGGTAAAAACCACGGCGTCGACGTTCTCAATTGCTATGTCGGTTTTCATGGAATAAAACACATAAGTCGCTTCGTCTGCTGGGACTCGCTGGGTTTCGAGCTTGATTTCGCGCTGAACTCCAATGATGAAATTGTTTTTGTGCGTGAGCAGGACGTCCGTATATGCCCCTCCGGCGACCAGGCCGTAGGTGCCGTCAGCATCCTGGCCAAGGTCTGTGGCCATTAGGGGAACATCGATGATTCCGACTCTGCCGTATGCCGGGGGCATTTTTCCGGTGAATATCGAATCGCCGAGTGCTGTTCCTCGGGTGCTTAAAGCTTCCAGGTAATCCTGGGTGACGAGGTCAGAGTTCAGGAATTTCAGGTTGGCCAGGGAGTTTTTCTGCTTGTATTTGGAGGGCATGTTTTTCAGCATCATGTGGTATTTGAATTCCCAGTCATAGGGGGCTGTGCCACTCCGCTCGGCAATTCCGCCAGCGAATCTGAAATGGGCATCGGGGTCCCAGCTCCCACTCTCGCATCCTGCTCCACTTTCACAAAGGCAGGCATCCTTGATGTGGGCGCCTCCGGTGACTTGGTTGTAGTAGGTCTGGGTGAGTTGACTGTGATTGATTTGATATCGCCATCCGTCCCAAAGGCCACGGATATCATCGGCTGCGAATGAGGGATTCAGGCCCATGGTGTCGCCAATCCAGTAGGCTTCCTCGAGTTCGTTTGCGATCTTGGCTCCTATGATTTTCATGAGCTGGTCCATGAACTGATTTTCGGTGGTGACTCCCCGGATGTCTTCGAGGTCGTCGTCGAAAACGGCTACCGCTCCACGTACCTTTTTGACAGATAGCTGGATGCGGTTATGTGACCATTGCTTTTTGTACTTGGACTCGTTGAATTCAGCGGCTGGATAAAGGAATCGACCAGAGCCAAAACCGATGGCCCGGACGTTCTTCTGGGGCTGTTTCATGCGAATGATTCGGGCATAATCCTTCATGACCGATTCGTCAAAAACATAATCCAGAAATTTGTCGGCCTCTTCCTCCGTGAGGGTGATGGTCGGCATGGATATAAGGTTATAACTCTTGCCGACTTTGAATTTTTCAAGCAGACTTTTTGTGGTTCGTTTCAATTTAGTCCTCCTCGGGATCTTCGGATTTCACCAACGATGTCCACTGGAATTCTTCCTTATCGTCGGGGTCATCCTTTTTGTCGCCGGCGTCGTCATCATCATCATCGGAGTCGAGTCCCTTCTTTTTGATTTTCTGCTTTTTGAGCTTTTCGATTTCCTTGGTGAGGTCATCGATCTTTTTGTCTGTGTCTTTTTTGGCATCCAGGTCAGCCTGCTTTTCAGCCTCGATTTCAGCATCCTCATAGGCTTTGAGTTTTTCGAGCTTGGCAACCATCTCGGGCGATAGCTCGTCGTCGTCGTCCCCGCCCTTATTCAGGGCTTTTTCGGCGGCCCCTATCATGCCAGCCACGATCTCCCCAATCTTTTTCAGTTGGGCAATGGTGGCCTTCGATAGGCGAGCTCCGGCTTTCTCCAGGCTGGTCAGTTCGGCCACAAAATCGGGTTCTTCGACTTTCTCTTCCGGCGTTAGAGCCAATTTTGCTACCGTCATGATTGCTCCAAGGACGTCTGGAGTGAAATCGTCCTTGTATTCCTCAAAGATGTTTAAGGCATCCCCAATGGCTTTCTGGGCATCTTCATCGATCCCTTCGGCCTTGGTAATGGCTTCCTCTTCGAGCTTGTCGCCGAAAAAATTCTTCAATATTTCTAGAAATTTTTTCATGGTTTTTCTCCTTTGCTTTGTTATGAAAAAAACATTCCTCGAAGCTGCGGAGGAAACCAAGCTTATTTCCTCTACGTTAATTTCTTTGAGTTCACGTATTTTTTTCATTTAGCGACCAAAACTTTTTGGGCATCGTCATCTTGGTCGCCGGTGGGCGGGAGGTGAGGCCTTCCAGCCATCGCCTTGCAATTTCGAATCCCTTTAATTCATTTCCCTTTTAAAATAAATCAATAAATATCACTTTGTCAAGTTTTTTTATTTTTGTCGATAGATTTCCCCTTTTTTGGCTATTTTCTGTGGAAAGGGGGTAATTTGCCCTACCTAACCCCTTGCCCTAATAGAGAAAATGGCACACAGGGCTTCTAAAGAGGGTCGTTTTCTCGGGGAAGACGAAATTGCGAATATTTAGGCTGGAAGCAGTTTCCTGCTCTTGAAATTAGACTCCCAGAAAAAGCGATTGCCATTCGTTGGCATATGGCAAGATCGACATAATAAAATAAAGTTAGATAGGCAATTATTTTCTTTATTATAATCAATATGATGGCAGTCATGAGCTTGGCCATTTTCTTTTATATTACATAATTGGCAAGTGTATTCATCCCTCTTTCTTATGTATCTACGTAGGATACCATTAAATTCTTTGCTATATGGCTCAAAAGACACCCCCCCTCTCCAGTTTGATGCTCTTTCCCCTACGTTCCCTCTGTTTCTGCATTCCAGGGAACAATAATGAGTTCGGCTTTCCTCTATGGCTAATTTTTGATATTTCTTTCCGCAGTATTCACATATATATATTTTCCATGTATCTGGACGCCAGTTTGGATTGTTCTTTCCCCGCATGATTCCGCGTCTTTTTATGTCTATTCGCGAACACCGATAGGAACAACAATTATACTTGCCTTTGTCACTATAAGATGGCGTTGTTTCAAATTCCTTGTCACAAACTCGGCACTGTTTTTTTACTTTTTTTGTCTGTGCTTTTGTCGCACATTTTTTCGAGCAATATTTTTGTCCGTGATGCCTAACGATTTTTTTACATATAAAGCAAGTTCTGCTATGCTGGGTTTCGCGGCATTCTGCGCTACAAAATTTTTTGGCGGCATGTCTCTTATATTCTTTCCCGCATTTTTTACACTTATCATAATTGTCTTTTGTTCGATATCTGTTTCTGCATGAATTGCTACAAAATTCGGTGTTGTGTCTATATGAATAAAATGTTTTATTGCAAAATTCGCAAATTAATTTATGTTTTTTCGCTATTCGAGTTTTAGTCATTAAATTTGTCATGCACTTATCTGAACATGTTCTACGCCAACGTTCGGTTATGTATTCTTTTCCGTCTTGTGTGAAAAGATAGGGACTAATGGGGTTGAATAAAATATTGCAAAATTCGCATTTTATGAATATTTGGCTTTCATATTTTTGATATAACCAATCTTTATTTTGATAAAGCTTCCCCCGCGCCTCGCCTAATGAGAGTGAATCAAAAGGTAGGTATAGTTGATTTGCAGGGGAAGCTTTTTGATTATTCATTGACTGATTCACTCTCAATAAAATTATATAAACATTATGTTAAAAAGTCAACTCTTTTAGGGGGTGATTTTTATCATCTTTTAGGGCTAGTCTCGAGTGCCGATCCACCCATGCTAAAACCTCGCAATTCGCCTGATTCGATCATTTTCCAGATTGCCGCATTTTTCACTTTAATCAGCATCCACCAGGCACCAGCTTTTATTACATTATTTCCTTTTTTAGTATCTTCTTCTGGGATAAATGATTCATAAATCGGAAAATTGTAAGTGCGTCCTTTATGTTCAATTTTAATTCTACTTGTATTCTTTTCGTAATTATCCATAAATTTGTACATGGCTTTTTCGATCTCATTTGATGCTGATGAAATGAAATCTCCCTGAGTATCAATCGTGTCTGGCTCGTAGATCACGCCTCCTGCGAGCCTCTTTTTTGAATCGAATTTCATAAATTTAAAAACTGGCCTCTCCTTGGCCTTTGAAAAGTTGATTTTTTCCCGTTCTGCCTTCCAGGCTTCCTCATCGTCCCATTCATGCTTTGAATACCATTTCATGGGCATGCCACAAACCTTGCCGATTCGTTCCTCGTCTCCACATTCAAGGCATCGGGGATGGCCATTGGGATGGGTATATTTAGCAGCTAGAAAAACGTGAGGGAATTTCACCGTTTCAGCATTCCTTTTTATTTGC